TGTTGAATGAATATACCCACAGGTATGGTAAGAATCATGGTGCAGGTAAGCACGCCCTTGCTTTGTTCAAAGGTACAAAGTATATACCAGAAGGTGGTATGACACCACACCCTCAGTGTTTCAGTGGGCATGATGACTGCAAGACAGAGGAGAACTATCCTGTTGAAGCCTATCGTGCATTCTACAAGCGTGACAAGATGGGCTTTGCTAGATGGAACAAGAACAGAGCCATGCCTGAATGGTTAAACTAAACGCCTTGACATAGGTAGAAAGGAGGTATATGGATACAAATACTACTGAACGTCTTACTGTTTATACACAGATAAGACATCTTGAAACCAAGATTCAATGGCTTGAGCAAAGACTTGAGCATTTAGAATCTATTATCAATGGAAAATAAAATATATGTTTAATAATACACTTAATAAAAATCTTGGGCCTACACGAAAGTTTAGACCTGAGTCATATAAAGCCAATGACCAGAAAGCAAAGGATATTATTATTCCTTATCTTGAAAGTAATGGGCATACAATCATTGATTCCAAAGAAGATTTTGGTGTCGATATAAAAAGTGAGAAGGGTGGAAATCTTTATTACACTGAAGTTGAAATGAAAAACCAGTGGTACGCTGGATCTAACTTTAATAATGAAGCTAATTGGAATCCACGATGGACTGATCTCAGAATACCTTATAGAAAAGATAAACTTCTACAGGTAGAAAGAGAGAAGAACTCCTTCTTAAATTTCTATGTCATTAACAGAGAGGGTACTATGGCATGGAGAGTAAAGGACTCCGCTTTAAAAGATGCGGATGTAAAAGAACCTAATAATAAAAGTAGATTCTCTGGTATACGAGAGGGAGAATTGTTCTTTCACATTCCTTGGCAAGAGGCTGAGTTAGTATTGTTTAGTAAGGATATATAATTCCTAAGTACAATATAACTTTTAAAAATTATGGTGTGCTAGTTGATTCTGGCTCACCATATGAAATCTACAGGCACATTTCTAACATGGCAGCATATCACGCATCACAGTATTGTGAGTTTGGTAAGTTGTCTGATAATATAACTATAGAAAGGATAGAAGAAGATGACAGGAAATTATTACATAGTAATACAAGGGTTAGAAAACCCTAATCAAGAAGACACAAATGAGTTTTTGTTTATGACATTTAAATCATATGAGTTTGCAGAGAAAGTAGCAGAAGATCTCGTGCAAACATTCTCAGATAAGTATTTCTTTTATGTTACTGATGAGAAACCAGATGACTACTTAGAAGATTCTTACTCAAGTATATATACAATGTTAATAACAAAGGTATACTCTACTGTAATGCAAGCAGTAGATGCCGCTGACGAACAGTTGTCTAAGAGTAAGAGGCCTCATCTACGAGTTGTAAAATGAAACAAATAGTTAGTCCTGCTTCTAAACTATCAGAAGCATGTAAGTACTACATGTCTAGCCCTAGTTACTGTTCTTTAAAAAGTAACACACAAAAAGATTATAGTATTAATCTAATTAAAGCGTGTGATACTAAAGTAGATGGTAACAAACAACTTGGAAATATAAAACTTAAAGATCTAAGATATAAGCATATGAGTATTGCGTATGAACAGTGGGAAAAGAAAGGCATACGACTAGCTAATTATATATCTACTTGTACTAGTATAGTATTAAACTATTGTATAAAGTTTGAGGCCTTAACACATAACCCAATGTCTCTAGTAAAGAAGTCAAAGACTAAGCCTAGAAAAGTAATGTGGCAACCAGATCAAGTACAATCATTTTTAGATAAGGCTTACTCTGACTTTAAGTGGAGAAGCATTGGTCTTATAGTTCATATGGCATACCAGTGGGGACAACGTATAGGAGATATGCGTACATTAACTTGGGAGTCTATCGACTTTAAAAATAGAAGACTAGACTATGAACAAAGTAAACGAGGTGCAGATGTACACTTACCAATAGGTGAGAAGCTACTACAAATGCTAAGACAGCAGAAGGAAGACTATGACTTTCAAGAATATGTTGCACCTCGAACTGAAGTAAAAGCAGGTGTATACTCTCCTTATACTATTGATGAAATACATATACTTATCAATGAGGTAAAGGAGGAAGCTAATCTACCTAAAGAACTACAAGCAAGAGATCTTAGGCGTACAGCTATAACTGAAATGGTTGAAGCAGGGGTTGACTTAGCAGGTATCATGCAAGTATCAGGGCATCAGTCACCTCAGAGTGTGAAGCCTTATCTTGTCAATACATTTAGTGGTGCAAGTAATGCACTAGAAAGGAGATTTAAAAATGACGATAAATATTAAAGACTACGTTAGAGACTTGGACTTATCTGATGGTGCGTCTATAAGATCTGACTGCCCTATATGTAATAGTAGAAATACATTTACTGCATCAAAAAATGATGGCACTGTGTTATATAACTGTTACAAGTTAAGTTGCTCTTTAACTCCGGGTATCGTAACTATAAACTTAACGGCTGATGAGGTAGCTCTTCGATTAACTGAGTTAAAAGAGACTAGAAAAGAAGTGATACCGACATTTAATATACCTGAGTACATTACCTTTCCTGATTCATCACAGACAAACTACCATAGATTTGTATCTAGGTGGGGTTTACAGAGTGAATATAAAGATGTTATGTACGATGTAAAAGATAGACGTGCTGTGTTTCTAATACGAGACAAGCACAGAAAGTTAATAGATGCTATTGGTAGAGCATTAGATGGTGCTGTACCTAAGTGGTATAGGTACACAGGTAATGCAGATGTATATACTAGATGTATGGGTCAGCCTAACGGTGTAGTAGTTATTGTTGAGGATATAATAAGTGCTATAACTATCGCAAAGATGCGACCTAATGTCACAGGTATGGCTGTTCTTGGTACAAATATTAATCACACCCATATGGCATATTTAGAAGACTATAGTAAAATTATAGTAGCACTTGATCCTGATGCTACTAATAAAAGTATTGAATATAGAAAGGAGATACAATCGTGGACAGGCATTCGCACTATGGCAATGATGCTACAAGACGACATAAAATATAAAACAGAAGAGGACTTAATAAAATTGAAGGAGTACACACAATGATGCACGAACTGGCATTAATAAAAACCATGATGAACAAAGAAGTTTATGAAGAGAATAAAGGCATAAGGTTTCCCGATAAGTTATTTGGAAAAGACTTATGTAAAATCAAACAGACACTAGAGTATGCAATGGAGACTTATGATAAGTCTTTGACTACAGCTACACTTGAGGCTTTGTTCTTTGCTAACAACGGAACCATGACTACAGCTAACAAAGAAGTATTTAAAGATCTCTTTAAGAAGATAGAAAGAGAACAACCTTTAAGTAAGGAGATTGCTTCTGATGTATTGTCTAAACTATTCCAACGAGTAGTAGGAGAAGAGGTAGCTAACATAGGATTAGACTATGTAAATGGTAAGATGCACAGCATGGAACCCTTACGTAAACTAATTGATGACTATCAAGATGACTTCATGCCTAACTTAACTGTAGAATGGGATGACATTAGTTTAGAAACATTACTGAAGTTGAATAAGACTCAAGCCCAATGGAAGTTTAATATACCTAGTCTAGCACGTAGGGTAGAGGGTATCAGTGGTGGTCACCTAGTTATGGTGGGTGCAAGATCTAATACAGGTAAGACGAGCTTCCACGCTTCTCTTATAGCTTCTCCTAATGGGTTCCTCAATCAAGGTGCTAAAGTTATGGTGCTAGTAAACGAAGAGTCCTATAACAGGGTGGCTATGCGTTATGTAAATGCATCTACAGGTATGAGTGAAGATCAGATAGTTGCTAACCCTGTACTCACTGCACAGAAATATAATAAGGTTACACCTAACCTCTACATAAAAGATGTTACTGGTGTCACAATGGATAGAGTAGAAGGGTACGTAAAAGGTTATAGACCAGACATAGTTGTACTAGACATAGGAGATAAGTTTGCTGCAAAGGGAGACAGATCAGATATAGTCTTAAAAGATAACGCTATTCATGCACGTAACATAGCTAAACATTATGACTGTGCTATCATTTATATGTCTCAGTTATCTGCAGCAGCAGAGAATGTAGTTAATGTAGATATGTCTATGCTTGAAGGTAGTAAAACAGGTAAAGCAGCAGAGACAGATCTTATGATCTTGATATCGTCAAACAGAAAAGACTACGACAACGATGAGAAAGATCCAGAAAGGCACTTGATTATTGCAAAGAATAAGTTAAAAGGTGGATGGCATGGCAGAGTAACAGTTGAGTTAGATGGAGATACAGCTAGATACTCAGCATAGAAAGGAAATAGTAATGAGACTAGTATTAGATGTAGAGAATACAACAACTAAGAGAGATGGTAAGTTACATCTTGATCCCTTTGAGCCTACCAATACACTGACACAGGTAGGCATACAAAACCTAGACAATCCTGATGAGCAGTACGTTATGACGTTTGATCACGTTGACTACCAAGACATATCAGGTGACCGTGCTAGGCAACTACAAGCTGTATTAGATAGAGCTACACTATTAGTTATGCACAACGCACAGCACGATTTGATGTGGTTGTGGGCTAGTGGTTTTAAGTATGATGGTGACATATATGACACAATGTTAGCTGAATATGTACTACTTAGGGGTCAAAAACGTCCTCTCAGTCTTGAAGCGTGTGCAGAGTATCGTGAATTAGATCATCAGAAGGACGACACACTCAAGAAATATTACAAAGAAGGATACAATACGAATGAGATACCTATAAAAGAGCTAGATTACTATCTAAGATGTGACTTAAATGCCACTGCGTCATTATACCACAGCATAGAAAGAGACTATGATACTGCTGAGAGTCAGTCATTACACAACGTAAGAGACATAACATTTAAGGTGTGTAAGACACTCACTCGTATGTATATGAATGGTATCAAGATAGACACAGATGTCTTACATAGTGTACGCAAAGAGTTTGAAGACGAGAAGGTAGCAATAGAAGACAGACTTAATTTTACTATACGTAAATACATGGGAGATACACCTATCAATCTCAACAGTGGAGAACAAATGTCAAAGGTGTTATTTAGTCGCACCCCTCTTGATAAAAAAACATGGGTAGATACATTTGAAGACGTACCACCTGAAGAGTTTAAAGATACACTTAATACTTATAGTAATATATTAAAGAGAACTAAAGCTAGTATGTGTTTTAAATGTAAGGGTAAGGGTAAGGTATTTAAAATAAAGAAAGATGGTAATAACTTTAAAAAGCCTACTGCTTGTTTAACTTGTAATGGAAAGGGTTACATACTTACTGACACTGGGGTCGTGGCAGGTTTTAAACTACATCCTAGAGATAAGTCTTGGATAAATGCTAATGGTTTTAAAACAGGTAAGGATAGTCTTGATGTTCTTATCAGTACAGCACGTAACAATAATATGAATGAGGCTGTATTGTTTATACAGGACGTTAAGAGATTATCTGCACTGACATCGTACTTATCTACATTTGTAGAGGGTATCAGTATCTTCACTAAGCCTGATGGTTTACTCCACGTTGGACTTACACAACACATATCAGCTACAGGCAGGTTCAGTGGACGTAATCCTAATATGCAGAATATGCCTCGTGGTGGTACGTTTCCTGTAAAGAAAGTATTTGTATCACGATGGGAAGGTGGACACATCTTAGAGGCTGACTTTGCACAGCTAGAGTTTCGTGTAGCTGCACACCTATCTGAAGATAAGACAGCTATTGAAGAGATCAACACAGGGTTTGATGTACATAGTTATACAGCTAAAGTTATTACTGATGCAGGTCAGAAGACATCACGCCAAGAAGCGAAGGCTCATACATTTGCTCCTCTCTTTGGGGCAAGTGGTTGGGGTAGGAGTAGAGCAGAAGCTGCATACTATACACACTTCAATGAGAAGTATGAAGGTATATCTACATGGCACAAGTCTTTAGCTAAAGAAGCATTAGCTACCAAGAAGATAACTAATGTATCTGGTAGGCAGTATGCTTTTCCTTATGTAGAGAGAAGACCAAAGGGTAAGGTTACTCACTTTACTATGATTAAGAACTACCCAGTACAAGGACTAGCTACAGCAGACATTGTGCCTGTAGTAGTAATGGAACTAGAAGAAAGACTAAGACCTTTGCAGTCTTGTCTTGTTAACACAGTACACGACTCAGCCGTAGTTGATGTACACCCAAACGAGAAGGAGTATGTACTACAAATTATAAATGATTTAAATAAAGATCTTGACAGTATTATACACGAAGCATATAACATTAAGTTATGTGTGCCTATGCTATTAGAAGCAAAGATAGGTGATAATTGGCTTGACACAGTAGACGTAATATAGTAAAACTATAAGTTCTTATAACTTATGAAAGGTAAGATAACATGACTACAGAAATAACAGTACCCACCGAAAATGGTATGTCCATCAGTCAAATGATGGGTATATCTGTAGGGGAAGGTGGTAAAAAATCCTCTAGTCTAGCTCGACTAACTCAGATACACTCAGCTATCATGGGTTCTAAAGACTTAGATGGTAAGTCTATGAAGATAGAAGTAATACCTTCTGGATCATACAAACTAGATTTAGGTGACGGAACAGTTGCTTACAGTATTAATCCTACTATAAGAGTGTTTGCTATGCGGCAGCAGTGGACACGTTGGGATAGTGAATCTAGTCAGATGCAAAAGACTGTACTTTCTATTGATCTAAAAGGTGATCTCAAAGATAATATAGGTGGCTTCAATATTGGAAGACCAACTGGTTATGTACAGGATTGGGAAGGGCTACCTCAAGCTACTAAAGAACTAATGAGACAAGTAAAGAGAACTAAGGTTGTCTTTGGTACAGTTAATCTAACTGATCCAGTAGATGCAGAAGGTAATGCTCTGTCAGATGTAGGTAAGGATATACCATTCATCTTAGATATTAAAAACAGAGACAGTATCAAAGCACTAGATGCCTCTGTAAAAGCAGTGCAAAGATTAAATGCTCTGCCTATACAGTACAGCCTGTCTCTAGGAGCAGAAGAACATACGTTACCAACAGGTAATACTTATGCTTCAATGGTTATTGGTGTCGGAGATAAGATATCTATATCTGATTCTGATAATGATGTTTTGAAAGGTTTCTTTGACTGGATCACATGGGCTAACGGCTATGTATTAGATCAATGGTCTGACCTAAACAAAGAAGGAGTGAGTCCTGAGATGTCAGATATCATAGCTAAGACTGTGAAGAATAAAGTAGATGACTCAGACTTCGTAGATGTGGAAGGAGCAGCAGTATAATGGAACATCCTGCTGAACTATCTGTCTATTCTTTCTTAGCAAAGGCTATGGCTGGAGAAGCTTCTGTATCCAAAGATATTATGGATCAGGTAGCAACAGATGTATCTAATGCACTAGACAAACAGTTCAACGGGAAGCCTAGAGATGAGTTTAAACTTAGGATGTCTAACGTAGGGCGTCCTAAGTGCCAACTCTGGTTCGAGAAGAATGACCCTAAAGATAAGACTCCATTTCCACCTCACTTCCTAATGAATATGTTGTTAGGTGATATAGTGGAGGCTGTCTTTAAGGGTTTACTTCGGGCTTCTGGTGTCCAGTTTGAAGACAACAATAACGTCACCTTAAAGCTAGGTGATGATAAAGAGATACAAGGAGAGTACGACCTAATCTTAGATGGTAAGGTTGATGACATAAAGTCTGCATCTCCTTGGTCATACAACAATAAGTTTGTGAACTTAGAAACACTACAGCAAGGAGATAGCTTCGGCTATATACCTCAACTTGTAGGGTATGCTGAAGGAGCAGACAAAGATGTAGGTGGTTGGTGGGTAGTCAATAAAGGTACTGGTCAGTTCAAGTATGTTAATGCTTCATCTGTAAATACTAAAGAAGTTCTTGATAACATTGAAGAAACTTATGACTACATAAATAATGATGAGCCTTTTGAGCGTTGCTTTAATGCAATAGAGGAAACATTCTACAAGAAACCTACAGGTAACAAGAAGCTTACAACTGAGTGTGGCTTCTGTTCATATAAACATAAGTGTTGGCCTACTTTACAAACACGACCATCATTAGTATCACAGGCCAGAGAAAAACCAATGATAGATTATGTACAAATAGAAAAGGAAATAATATGACAAAATTTACACTAGATAATGTAGAACATGATGAAGATAGTTTAACTGACGAACAAAAGAAGTTAGTGAACGGGGTATCCATTAATCAGAACGCTGTAAAACTGTTTGATGAAGTACTATCGGCTCTACAAAAACAAGGAGCAGTAAAGTTAGGTGATTTAAGAGATGCTCTAGCTTCAGTCACTGAGAAGTCTGATGGTAAAAACACGTAGGCATATTGCATACAGGTATCGTAGCGGTCTTGAGAAACAGATCGCTGCGTTCTTACAAGAGGTACAAACTGAAGTAAGGTACGAGCAACTTAAAGTAGAGTGGGAAGACTTGAGGTATCGTACCTACACACCAGACTTTTTGTTAGACAACGGAATCATAATAGAAAGTAAAGGGATCTTCGACTCTGAAGATAGACACAAGCATAATTGTATAAGACAACAGCATCCAGAGTTAGACATTAGATTTATATTTAGTAATGCTAAAGCAAAGCTTTACAAAGGATCTAAAAGTACGTATACAGATTGGTGTGAGAAGAATAACTTTAAGTATGCTCACAGGGTTATACCTGAAGCATGGTTAAAAGAAACAGGTAAACTAATTAAACATAAACGAATAATACTAAAGACTGAAAGGAAAGATAAATGAGTATAGATGTACCTAAATATCTATCAGGAAAGAAAAAAGAAGAGGACATAATAAAAGAACCCTCTCACTATACTCGTTACGCTATAGAGCCAGTAACATTTATAATGCAGAATGGCTTTACCTTTGAGATAGGTAATATAATTAAGTATGCAAGCAGAGCAGGACACAAATTATATGAAGGTATGGATGCAGTAGAGTCAGAGATCACAGACTTAGAAAAGATTAGACGCTACGCAGAGATGCGTATAAATGTGTTAGAAGGTAAGGATGTGCTATGAAATCCTTTAGTGTCACATTCAGAATAGAAGTAGACGAAGAAGCTAACATACTCTCTATGTATGAAGGTGGTCACGAACAAGATGTAAGAGAACTCGTAGAGGATGTATTCTACGATATAGATGATGTACATATAAACAGTATAAAGATACAAGAAAGGTAAAGATATGGTAACACACGAGGAGCTACAAAAGATGGGGTACTTTGATAGTAAGTTAGATGTAAACGATACATTAGATCAGTTCACTGCGTACAGTGAGTGGGTAGAGAACATGATTATTACACCGCCTGAGAAGAGACTCTTTGAAAATCTATTTGGTTTGATGAGTGAAGCAGGTGAAGTTGCAGGTAAGATGCAGAAGACTATACGTGATGCTAAGTCTGTGTCAAAAGCTGACATGGTTAAAGAGTTAGGTGACGTAGTGTTCTACGCTACAGCTATAGCTAATGCATATAAGAGTTCACTCAAAGAAGTTATAGAAGTAAACATGGACAAGCTAAACAATCGTAAGAGACAAGGTAAAATTAAAGGAAGCGGAGACAACAGATAATGCAATACAGATCTAACTTAAACCCTATGCTGAGATCTAAATTCTCAGAAGACATATTCAATCACAAGTACAGACATGATGGAGCAGAAACGTGGGCTGCATTAGCTCACACTCTTGTAGAAGATGTGTGTAAATCTCCTGACGCAACAGGTAGCCAAGATGCTTACCTATCGAAAGAAGAGAGACAACAGCTAGAAGAATACATACGAGACATGAAGTTTATACCCGGTGGTCGTTACTTGTACTACGCAGGTAGACTCAACAAGTTCTTCAACAACTGTTACCTACTCAAAGCTGAAGAAGATACACGAGAAGACTGGGCTAACCTATCATGGAAGTCAGAGAGTTGTTTGATGACAGGTGGTGGTATAGGTGTAGACTACTCTATCTACAGAGGAGAAGGCGCACCAATACAAAGGACAGGTGGCGAAGCATCTGGTCCTATACCTAAGATGAATATGATAAATGAGATTGGGAGAAGGGTGATGCAAGGTGGCAGTAGAAGATCAGCTATCTACGCTAGTCTTAACTGGCGACATCCTGACATAAATAAGTTCTTGGTAGCAAAAGATTGGGCATCAATGCCTGTAGGTAGTACAGGTAAAACTCTCTGGGATATAAAGCAAGAAGATTTTAACTTCCCTGCACCCCTTGACATGACTAATGTCTCAGTTAACTACGATACGGATTGGCTACTTAACTACTACGAAACTGGTGCAGTTGGCCTTACGTTTGAGGCTAATGTTAAACAAGCTATGAAGACAGCCGAACCCGGATTCTCGTTTAACTTCTTTGATAAAGAAAATGAGACACTACGTAATGCTTGTACTGAAGTAACAAGTGCAGACGATAGTGATGTATGTAACTTGGGTTCACTGAACTTTGGACGCATCGAAACTCTTACTGAGCTAAAGGATGTTGTACGTCTAGCCACTATGTTCCTTATCTGTGGGACATTAAAGGCACAGCTACCTTACGATAAAGTGTATAAAGTTAGAGCTAAGAATAGAAGATTAGGTCTAGGCTTTATGGGTGTACACGAGTGGCTCATAAAAAAAGGATACAAATATGAGGTCACTCCTGAGTTACACCAGTGGCTTTCAGTATATAGGGGAGAGTCTGATAAAGTCTCTAAGGAGTTCTCAGAGAAGTTATCTATTACCAAACCAGTAGCGAATAGAGCTATAGCACCTACAGGATCTATCGGCATACTAGCTGGTACATCAACAGGCATTGAGCCTATCTTTGCTGTGGCATATAAGAGGAGATATCTTAAAGGGAATACACGATGGGTATATCAATATGTAGTCGATAGTGCTGCACAAGAACTCATTGATCTGTACGGTACAGACCCAGAACAAGTAGAGAGTGCGTTAGACTTAGCTTCAGACTACGAAAGAAGAATAAAGTTTCAAGCTGACGTACAAGACTATGTAGACATGAGTATTAGTTCTACAATTAATCTTCCTGCTTGGGGTAGTAAACTCAACAACGAAGATACTGTACGTGACTTTGCTTATACATTAGCAAGCTACGCTCACAGGCTACGTGGGTTTACGTGCTACCCTGATGGCAGTCGTGGTGGTCAGCCGCTTACATCTGTACCTTACAGTGAAGCAGTTGAGAAACTAGGGGAAGAGTTTGATGAACACGTAGAGACTCACGATATATGTGACATCAGTGGTCAAGGAGGTTCATGCGGAGTATGAGTATTATCAAAGAGGCAGAACAATACATCAAGAATAAAAAGTATCATCTAATAAAAGGGGTAGCACAAAAGGTAGACCCTTTAGAGGAGTATATACAAAGGAACATGGATGAGTCTGTAGAGAAAGAAAAAGCTATTGAACGCTTGACAGAGGTATTTATGTGGTGTAAAAGATATACAGATCTTCGTGGTTGAAGTTGGTGTGGGTGAAGAGGGGTTTAATTACCCCTTTTTGCTTTTTCGTAATCTCGTTGTGCTTTAGATTCATTAATATCCATAAGTACATCAAGAGTTTTTAATTGCTCTGAGCTTAACTCTCTTACATCCGTTGCTTTTCTCATTACATCTGGAGTCGATGGGTCGTTGTCATCATCTACAGGTACCATAAAATCATATTTTAAAAACTCAGACTCTATTTCATTTAGAGTTCTAGATTTTTCTAGCTCTTTAAGCTGATCTACTTTTTTAACAAATTCAAAGTGTACGCTTTTACCACTCATTTTTGATTCTACTTTTAATCTATCTATTACTGCTGCTCTCACTTCTCTTTTCATTATTTTAAACAAATTTAAACGTGACTCTGAGTCGCCATTTCTCCATTCTTTACTTTGTAAAATTTTCTGCGATCTAAAACTAAACTCTAGTGCCATTAGTCTATTCATGTAATTAGATACTTCAGGAAACTTACTTCGTGTTCCAATTTGGAAAGGAGGAAGACCTATCTGTGCAAGCATTATTTCAAGGTGACTTTTTGGACTACCTGTTTTACCTATTAAATTTAAATTTATACGTTTAGGATTTACATTAGTAGGAGAATACTTTTCTTTTTGATTTACGGGAACACCAAAAGCTTTCATAAACTCGTCTACATATACTAAACCTTTATTTAAATTTGGCATACCTTGTTTCTTATCAGGTACAAATAAATTTTTTCCTCTTGCAATTTTAAAAGCATTATTAAGAGGGTCTAAACCTCTTGATCCTTGTGCTAAGTTAGCTCCAGTGCCTTTTAAAAAATCACTAATAGCTTTAAGCTTTTGAGGTTCTCTTTCTAAAGTACCATCATGTAAAAAATTAAACACATCCTTAAAGTTTCTGTCTAATTGTCTTTCTAGTTGAGCAGGACCAAATACAACAGCATATTCTTTTATTAATGCAGGTGGAATCTTTAAACCTTCTTGATGATAAGCCATTAATCTAGCGGTAGCTTTGAATACATTATATGGAAAGTTATACTGATGACGGATTATACTACCATCGGCTGCTCGTGTTTCATCCCACCGCAATCCTTCTTTTAAATATTCTCGTTCTGATTCAGACATAGCATAGCTTGCAGTAAAACCTACTGAAGCCTTAACAGCAAGTCTACCAAGATCTCTATCTGGAGTGCCTTTTGCTGCACCTTTAACTAAATTATAAGCTAAACTTACCCCAGAATAATCTGTCATAAATGCTATAGAGTTATTAAAGAATCTTCCAAAAGGAATAGCTGTACCTATGAGAGGTATTTTTCTTATATCTTGTATTAGTCCTGCCATTATAGGTATAGGATCATAAAAATCTACGGTATCAGATTTAGTAGATCTCCAATTTATGTCACCGTTAGCATCTCTCTTTACTGTGTTAGTAAAGTTTAAATACTTATTACCTTTAGCTCCAGCTTTAGAGTAGTCATACGAAAAAGATTCTTTAAGAGCTTCTTCTGTAGCTGGTGCTATAACTCTTGCAATAAAAGATTTATCATTTAAAATTTTATATGCACCTTCACTTTCTAAAAGTTCTGCATATGTCATACCATAATTTCTACGAACTTGTCTTTCAAGATGGTAGTAAAAAGATTGAGACTTAGTAAAGGTGTCAATAATTTTAACTCCATAAGCTGTCTGCAATTTGTCTATAGTAAATTCTATTGCTTTTTTTCCATAATTTTTTTTAGTTGTGTCTAACTCAGGATATCCTAATCTTTTATTTACATCTCCGGGTGTATCAATAGTGTTTACCATGCTCAGAAGTTCATCCATATCTTCTCTATATAAAACAAACGTATCTAAAAACTTCTCTTCTGTCATATCAGGATCTAGTAAATTTTTTACTTTGTCCCTTTGTAAATCTGCTAAAAGTCTAGTTTGTTTCCACCATTTAGAATCATAAAAACTATAGTCTCCACCTCCAGTAACAGTACGTTCCCACCTGCCTTCGAACAGATGTCTAAGTGCTGCCCTACCTCCATACAATGCCGTGTATGTCATATCAGTGGTACTGTTAGCTGCAGATGCAACACTCCAACCTTTTACGTTTAGCCACGTAGTATCTGGATGACTAACAAGACCTTTTATGTATTGTCTTTGAAACCAACCAAATTCATCCCAGATCTTTTTTGGTATTTCCCATTTACTAGCACTACCACTATTATCTAATATGTCATCCATTACATCGTCATAAAAGTTTCTATTATTCTTAAAACCTTTTGACATGTGACTCATTAACCATCCTTCAGCCATGCCTTCAGACACATCTGCTGCCATCATTTGCATTGCAGATCTTAATGTTTTGTTTTTGTAGTTAGGATGATAAGCTTTTATTGTATCTCTGTATGCAGCAGACACTTCTTTTTTTGCTTCTTCAGGTAGTTGTTCTATTGTATCAAGTAACCAGTTGGTAAAGTTGTCATCTTTAGGTTTACCACTTTTTGTCTTTAAGTTTTTACGTTTTACTCCGGGCCAGAACACACCTCTGTCGAGTAGTATTTTATAGACACCTTTGATGTCACCTTCAGTATCACCTAACCAAAATAATCTCTTTAAGTTAGAATTAAATTGGTTGTCTGTACCTTCTTCTCTTGATAACTTTACGGAACCTTTCTGTACTTTCTCTACCCAAGATAGAAGCTTTCTTTTATTTCGTTTAAACTCTTCACCTAAACCTTTTAAGTTTACATCCTTGGGATCAAAGGCTTTGGTTCCTGATTCGTATGCTTCCTTTGCTAGTGCTGCATCCGTTATAATTTTGTCGTACATAAAGTTTTCAGCAGAATCAATACCCCTTATATTATTCGTATTTATGCTTTCTTTAAGTTTTAAAAAAGAATAACCTATAGCAGAAAAAACAGGACTTGCTGCAGTTTGTATCCAGTTCCATTCATATTCTTCGTCAGTTAAGTTGTATGCTTGTTGGTATATTGTATCTACTGCAACTGCAGCAGCCGCATCAAAGATCATTCCTCCTTTTATACCTTTATCTTTTGCTATCTGTGCTACCATTTTGCCATAAAAAGTTTTAGGCAAATTTAGTTGTGCGAGTGCAGTCGAATCAAGTTTTGACGTAGACAAAGATTTAGAAATAGACCTAGCAAAAATACCTATCTCTTTGTCTATTGCTTTTTTAGTTAAGCCTTTTGCTGTAAGTTGTTGTACTTTTGCATCAATTATTTTATTGAGTGCAGGAGTTATCATCTTTTTAGTAGCACCTTTTTTTACTGCACTAGATACAAACATAGTAGCTAAATTAGTTAAATCCCAAATAGCTCCTCCTGCATAGTCGGTAATCATATCCCCAGTTTCCCACCACTCTTGTACTCTTTCACGTTCAGCAGCATTCATTTCAGCTATAGTTCTAGCTTCTGGTTTATAATTATTCTTTAGTGGTCCACCATAGTTCTCCCACAAAATGTGATTGTTTTTTATTTTAGATGCACCTTCTGGGGTTGTTGAAAGAACATGCTGTATTTTTTTCAGTGTTGCGTGAGTATTACCTCCATCTAAATATCTGTTGTGGTATATCCATTTCTCAACCAACTGAGGCTTAGTTAAATTTTCATAATACCCATACCCATCTCTGTCTAATAGATACTCATATATAATTCTAGTAAATGCGTTAGGGTCTGAAGGAGTACCCTCTATTAAATCTTTTCTTTTTAACATGTAAGTAAAAGGAGCTTCTTCTTTTTTATCTTCAATAACTTCTTTTGTTTCACTAGTAGATGAATCTTTTTCACCCAACAAATTAGCTCTACCTGATTCAAGTGTACTAAAAACTTCTTCTTGTTTACTAACAAGTTCTTTAATATTAGGGTCAACTGTTACTTCAGGTTTTATTCCGTACCCTTGTTTTTCTCTTAGTTCTCTTAGTTCAACTAACGGCCCTTCAACTACAGAGTCATTTCCGTAACTATCTGTAGGAAAAGTAAAATCAATTAATGGAGACTCTTTAGTTTCATCAGTTACTATATTAAAGAATCTATTATACTCTTCTTCTGCTGATGATAAAGAATTAGCTACATTATCCGCCATGATAAACTATTTTTCCTGCAATCATTACTGGACCAGAGCTAAGAGTTCCTGTAGCTCTCGCTTCATTATAGTCTTCTACAGTCTCGTAAGACCTGTCGGTATTTTTTATTAAGTCTTGTGCATTTCTTAAATACTTAGATACATTAGGTAGATATATGTTATTTAATATTCCACCACCAGCAAGTCCTTGATCAAAACTTTGAAGCTGTTCAAAAAAGTACATGTCTTTTGCAAACTTAGTATTGTTTATTATTACATTGCCAACTTTTTCTCCACCTACTTGATTATATTTCATCATTTGTTCAACAGGATTTGAGTATCCTTTTAAGGTTTCTAAATCTGCTACTTGTTTACCTAGTGATAATATAAGGTTAGCGTTTTGTTTCTGCTCCTCTTCTGATTTATTTGTTTCTATAGAAATTTGTCTATTTATAATATCTATTTCTGTATTTATTTTATTAGGTATTACATTATTAATAAGAGAATTTTTTATTTCTCTTTGATCTCTAGTATCAGGTGGAGCATCTCTAAAGCTAGTAAACTTTCTAGCTCCAGTACCACCATATGTAGGATCAGATACAGATAGTGTTCTTAAATCTTCATAGCTATAACCACCTATATTAATATCCGTATACTCTGATTTAGCATCATATCCTAGAATAGCAGCAAGCATATTACTTTGTCTGTCAATAGTTCCTCTATTCTCTAGTGATGGCTTGTAAAGATTTAAAGCGTTGTTTACTTTATCTACAAGAGACATGCTATTTACTTCACCGTCTTCTTCAGTAGACCAAGACTCTGCTTCTTTTATGATAGCTTGAATCTCGTCTTTTCTTAAATGATCAGACTTCTCTAGTTTCTTAGCTATCTGTTTTAATTTATTTAAACCGCCTGTCTCTAGTAAACCACTCTGTGCTTTTGCTGACCAACCATAATCATCTAGTACACCTAAGTAACCTTGATATTCATTTGATAGTTTTTTTAAATCATCTAGTGCTTTTTTACCATAAGAGTTTGCCCAAGTGTATCTTTTTTCTGCTTGGTCATTCAAGGCTTTGACACGCCTAGCGTGAATGTCAGCCCACTCTTCACCAAATCCTGCCCACATTCCCATTAGACTGTTCTCCTACTCATTCTACTCATTAGACCTTTATCTTCTGTCATTATTCCTCTAGGATCTTTTGTACCAAAGGGTCCATCATCAGGTGGTGCATCTTCAAATTCAAATTGTTCGTCTGGTAGTACTCGTTCAGGTCTATCTCCCATGTTAGTATTGTCTTGCATACTTGGGTCATCTAAAAGATTAAAGGGTTCTCCCCCTAAGTCTTCTATTTGATCTGCATCAGAACTATACTCAGGAAGATCTTCCATCACAGAATCATCAAAACCTAAAGGGTTATCAGAAAAACCTTCTGCATTTAATTCTGATGTAGGATCTTTTTCTAAATCACTTTGAATGTTTTCTAATAGTTCAGTACCCTCATCAGAAGTTTTAGTTTTTTTAGACATTTTAATTCGTCTTTTTAAGATAGCTAATATTTTACTTTCTTCTTCTTCTTGTCGTTGTTCATCAGATACTTCATCACCTATTACATAATCTATGTCTAGCTCGTCACCTATAGTTTTTAATTGTTGTAACAATATATCAGATATAATAAGAGAAACGTCTAAAGAATATCTACCTTCCATTACATTCATGGTGTTCAATGTATCTCTTAACGCCATAAGAGGAAAGCCTATCTCCATTAAAACAGACAAATCATCTAGTACTTCTGGTTTATTTATACCATCAAGAACTTTTTGAAGAGCTATCTCAGGATCAGTATCCTCTGGTGGATTTTCCCATCTAGCATTCTTTGGTCTATCTGTCCATGACGATCCTGCAATAGGACCGTTTAAAAGATAATTGTCTAGTTCACTTTTTCTCATTAGTCATTACTCTCTTTTTTTTGTAGTAGGTCGTAGTATAGGTTTTATCATTCGTTCTGTTTTTACTTTAGGTCTTATTCTAGGAACTAAAGGTTTACTGTTATAAATGTTAGCGAATGTCTCTGCAGATGTAACTTTAAGACCCAGCTCTTTAGCTAATGCATCTACATATTTAGTTCCCTTTACACCATTACCGTCTACACTAACTATGCCTTTTTCTATATAATTTTTAGTATTACCGTATCCTTGTTGGGCAAACCCTAAAGCTGCTATTTTGTCATCACTACTTAATTTTTTATATGCATCTAACTTCATTAATCTTTTGTGGTTAGATTGTACAAAAGCTGCATAATATTTTTCTTGTAAGTTAGGATCATCTTTAAACATTTGTCGAGATGTTTTATCTTTGCCTACTGAAGGTAAGGTACTGTCATACTCTCTAGCATCGCTAAGTGCAGATGGACCCATCATAAATCTACCTGTATACTTACCTTTTTCAGCATCATAATCTTTTACATTAGATTCAATACCATGTATAGTTTCTTTAAAAGTATTCCATTGATCTTTATCTTTAAATATTCCTCGTAAGTCTTTAGGTACATCTAATTTTAAATCTCCTAATCTGTCCTCACTGCCACCATAAAAATTAGTATCTCTATATTTACTATATTTATTCTCTGTTTCAGAAGTATCTTCAGGTTGAAAACTTTTACCTGCACTCTTTATTAAATCACTGTACGAATCAAAATACTTTTTAACATACTTTTTTTCTAGTACAGCAGATCTATCTAGATCTACAGCAACATTTTCTGCTTCTTTTAGTCTTTCTGTTGAAGATAAAGGTCGAGTAACAATACCTCTAGAGGAATCTACTTTTACAGGCTCTCCTTTTTTTGTAACTATGGCATCAGGTCTAGTCATGTCACCAAAAAAACTCTCTATATACTCATCAGTTTCAGTTCTTACACTATCAAAAACATTCTTAAACCAACTTGTTACACTTTTATCTGCCATTATTACTTCCTACCCAAAAATATTACCTACAAAACCGTCTAGTATTGTAGCTAAAAATTTACCTTTTCCTACACTGTCTGCTAATGCTTCTGCTTGTTCACCTGTTAATTTTGCAACAGCAACTTGAACTGCACGATCTGCTGCTTTCTCAGAACTATTAAAAGCAAAAGACATTAGATCTCTTTCTCTTTGCCATAGTTGATCTAGTGCTGTACCAGTTAAGCCATTAACAGTTTTAGCGTACTCCATGTTAGCCTCATTAGCTGCGGCAGTATTAAGAGTAGTAGCATTTTGTCTCCACTGTACATTAGCTTGAGCAATCTCTAAAGCATTCTTTGCATTAAATTGATCTCTTTGATTTTCTAGTTCAGCATTAAATCTATTAATTGTATTTACACTTTCAGCATCAAACTGTGACATTGCATTTGTTTGTGCAGAATTAAATTGATTTGTTTGGTTTGCAAGAGACGCAAAGTATTGTTGTGTTTGATTTTCAGATGTAGCATTAAACTGACTAGCTGCATTTTCCGCAGCTTGATCTGTAAATAGTGAAGCCATAATTTGTTGATTCTTAAACATAGTAGTTTGCTGCTCATTACTTAGGTTTTGCATATCCATCTGCATAAAGTTCTGAGCATTCTGGACTGCAGCTTGTTGTCTATTGTTTAAGTTTGATATGTCTAGCTGTGATAGTGCAGCAGCTTCAGCCATAACCATAGCTTGTGAGTTAGTTAAGTTAGCCATGTTCATTGTGTTAGCTGCTCGTCCATTCTCTAGAGCTATCTGTTGCTCTGCAGTAAAGTTCATGTTAGCTATATCACCTATACGTGCAGAGTTAGCTACTCGTGCTTGGAACTCTTGGTCAAACTCTTGACCTATAAATGTAGCACGTTGCTGTGCTGCAAGCATAGCACGTTGTTGTCTGTTTGATAAGTTCTGTGCTTCAAATTGTGCAGTCGTTGCAGCATCAGCTTGAGCTATAGGTAGTGCAGACTCCATAGCTGCTTGTACAAGAGCTTGTCCTGCCATGCTTGATGCACCTAATCCTCGTGCTGCCATAGCTGCTGTAGCTGCTCTCATTGCTCCTGCTGCCCATACTGGTGTTTCACCACCCTCAAAGTCATCCATGAGTGTGTCAAGTTGACCTTTAACTGTAGCTTTCTTTGAAGGTGTTGCAGTAGCAGCTTCTACTTGCTCTGTAAACGCAGCGGCTGTAGCTGCATTAGCAGCCCCACTTACTATTTCGCCATCTTCTATCTTACGAGTAACAGGGTTCTGCATTACATTTGCTGTACCTTGTGCAGCTTGTAAGTCAGATACTGCAGACTTATCTTCTGTTGCAGCAGTTACTTGAGCGTCATCACTTACTGCACCTGTAGCCCCAGTCATTCCTTCCGTTGCAGTCTTAACGTCACCTGCTACTTTTGTAGTTGTTGCTACACCTGCAGGGTCTTGTGCTGTTGGAACTGCGACAGAAGACACATCAGTTGCAGTAGGAACAGCAGCAGAAGGATCACCTGTAACTTGACCTGTACCTTCAGCTATTTCAGTATAGGCAGACGGTACTATGTTCTCAGTTACACCAGCAGTAATAACACTGCCCGGATCAGTGTACGTTTTAGTCATCATGTCTTTTTGTGCGTCAGCTAACTTGTTTAAGTCAGATGGGGGTAACGATGGTCTTGGCATTGTTGAATCAGGACCAACTTGATAAGCTTTATACATTTCAAGTTGTGCTTTTTTCAATCCTTCTGGGTCATTTTGAAACCCTCTACCAATCCCTAACGGTCCTGCATCCATAGTACCTAGCTTTTTATTTTCAGGACTATTCATCCACTCTTCAAAACTTAATCCTGCTTTTATAGGAGTTTGTGGAGATGTAGGTTGAGCAAATAATTGTGCTGGAGGAAGTTGCCCACCCGGTCTTCCAAAAGGCATAGGCATTGGTCGATTTATATTACTTAGATCTGGTTGTTGACCAAACCGTCTAGTATCTGCTCGTGCTATTTTGCTATCTGGTTGATAGGGTCTTAATTCACCACCCGGCCTTGGCATTACGTCTGGTCTTGTTGGAAAATAAGACGGTGGTATCTGGCCTTCTTCAAATATTCCCGTCCCAGCCGGAATTTGACTTGGCATTACATCTGGTCTATTATCACCGGGTCGCCTACGGCTTACTATAGGTAAGGGTGGTTGTTGTTGCATTCCACCGTGCTGGTAACCTCTAGCTGGCCTCATTCTATCTTGCGGTTGAGCAAACCTTTGTTGCATCTTATTAGCTACAGCATCTTGTTGATCTATAGCAAACTCAGAGAACTCAGGGTTATCCTTCATTTCTTCTTTGACTCGTGGGTCACCTAGTTCATCAGGAGCAAATATATAGCCACCTTTAGCTGCCATTACAGGTCTACCTTCAAGTATTTGATTATACATTCCAACTCTAGCAGCTATAGCAGGATTAGAAGCCATGAGTTGATCAATAGCTTTTTGATTAAAAGGCTTATCACTTTTAATACCAACCATAGGAAGTACACGCTCATTCATGTCTTTGAGTGAAATCTTTTGCCTATTAGGGTTCTGTTCCTTCGCCATTTGTTTTTATCCTTACTAATCCTTAGATGCTATACGTTCTACGTGAGTTCGTATTGCTTTTATGTTCTCATCTATTCGTGCTAGAGCTACAGCTTGGCCTTGCACTGCCATCTCTAGCTTCTCTGTTCGTGTTTCTAATCTGATGAGGTTTGTTGCATTAGCTTCAATGCTAGATTGCATTTGTGATACAGTCCACACGATGGCGGCTGCTTGTAGTACAAGTGCTACTATAAGTGTTACAGGTACAGACTTGCTAAGATGCCAACTGTTGTTTTGTTCTGCAGTAGTCATAAGGTTATTCCTTTTAAGAAGCAGTGTACCCTTTACCTGCTGTAATAGCATTGGTTGTAGCCGTCATTGACTCACTACCCCAATCAGATTTAGCTTTCATTAGCTCAAGATGCTCAACATTTCTGTCTACTGCTGATTGCCTATATGCGGCTGATCTATCAGCCATGCTGTTGCCAGCTATCACAGCATTAATAAGGTCTATTGAGTGACCCATTGCTGTGTAATCTTTTGCTTTTTCTTCTGTAGTTCTAGCCATTTTATTTATCCTTCTAGTTCTTCAATACGATCTAGTGCCGCATCTAGTTTGGTTGATAGTTCTTGTATTGATTTAACGAGGATAGGTACAAATTTGCTGTACTGGATGCCATACTGTTTACCATCCTCTGTAATACTTGTTGTTAAATTAGTTTTATCAGCTATTTTATGTCCATATTTTTCTTCAAGAACTTCTACGTCTTGTGCCAAGAAACCTATGTCAGACCAATCTTCTTTATGTGTTCCGTCATGTACAACGTCATCTAAGTCTATAGTATCATCTGATAAATCTACATACTTACTTCTTTTATCCCAACGATATGTAACAGGCTCTAGTTCTTTAACAAAGTCTAAACCCATCTTAACTGGCTCTACATCTGTCTTATCTCGTTTGTCTGAAGCTACTGTCCAATCTACTTGGATGTGTGCGTTCTGTATGTTTTCATCGCCTAAACAAATGTTATTATCCGCTGTTGTTATATTTCCTCCGGGACTTCCTGTAATCCCTGCATTAAAACCAAGTATTAAACAGTTTGCGGAACTAGTCATATTTCCACCAGCTTGTCCACCAACAATAGTTACACTAGAAACACTGCCAGTAAGATTATATCCTGAGTTGTCTCCCACCACCACACAGTTATTGCCTGTCATTGCACCACCTGCAGCCGCATTATCTCCGATAATAATACATTGCTGAGCTGTTGTTAAAGCGGCTGCTACATTATTACCAACAAATACATTTTCAGTTCCTGTTGTACAATTTACACCTGCGGCTTGACCAAGAGCAACATTACTAACGGCTGTAGTTAGATTGGCTAATGCACTTCTACCAACCGCTGTGTTCTGCGCTCCTGTAGTGTTGTCTAACAATGCCCCAGCACCAACTGCTGTGTTGTTATTTGCTGTAGTGTTAGCACCTAAAGCACCATTACCTAGTGCTGTGTTGTCTGAACCTGTAGTGTTTGCATCTAATGCAGTATCGCCTAGTGCAGCATTTCTGTTTCCTGTTGTGTTTGCTACCATAGATGAATAACCTACGGCTACATTTTCTGCACCTGTTGTTGATACTCTCATAGCCAAACCACCCACCGCAGTATTACGGGTTGCCGTTGTGCTAGTTGTTAATGCATCATATCCCATTGCTACGTTATAACCATCTTGAGCACCACTTGGATTATGCGCTCCTAATGCGGCTCTACCAACAGCCACGTTTCTACTACCTGTGTCACTAGTTCCTAAAGCATTTATTCCAACTGCTACATTATCTGAACCTGTAGTGTTTGCGTCTAAAGAATTTGTACCAACAGCTGTATTCTGAGCCCCTGTAGTGTTAGCCCCTAATGCTAAATCTCCAACGGCTACGTTGTTAGCTGCGGTAGTGTTGGACTGCAAAGTTCGTGTCCCCAACGCAGTGTTGTTTGTTCCTGTAGTGTTAGCTAACATCGAATCTTTTCCAAAAGCAGAGTTGGTATCGCCTGTAGTGTTTACTGCTAAAGCTTGAAAACCAACCGCAGTATTATTACCTGCTGTAGTATTAAGCTGTAAAGCATTTCTACCTATACCAACATTATTATCTGCTGTTGTGTTGTTTTGTAATGCAGCTTGTCCCATAGCAGTATTACTACTTCCTGAGGTATTGCTAGTTAAAGAATTATCACCAACTCCAACATTATAATTACCATTTGTTTGAGCATCTAATGCATTTTGGCCAACTGCAACATTTTGAGTTCCAGTAGTGTTGGCTCCTAAAGCGTTGTAACCAACAGCCGTATTGCCAGCCGCTGTAGTATTAGCATCTAGTGCTTGCGCTCCAACTGCCGTATTCTGACCCCCTGTAGTAGTCGCCAACATAGAAGCATAACCAATAGCTGTGTTGTTACCTGATGTAGTAGCACTTGTTAAAGAATTTTGCCCAACAGCTACATTTTGCCCTCCTGTAGTTAGTGCATCACCAGACACAGCACCAATAAGAGTGTTAAGTGAGCCTGTAGTTATTAATTTACCTGCGTTAAGCCCTACTGCTGTGTTGTAAACATCTGTAGATGAACCATTACTTTGAGTCATCAAAGCATTATTACCAATAGCAACTGAAAACTGTCCTGCAACTTCTGCTCCTAAAGCACCATTACCTACAGCAGTATTATTTGTACCTGTAGTATTAGCATCTAAAGCACTTTCACCTATTGCTACATTGGAAGAACCTGTTGTGTTTGCTCCTAAAGAAGATTTACCAACTGCTGTGTTGTTAGATGCTGTAGTGTTTGCGTCTAAAGCTCCATACCCAACTGCTGTGTTGTTATCTCCAGTCGTAATTGCAGTACCAGCTTCGTCACCCACAACAGTATTGTAGTTACCGCCAGATTGTATTGAATTACCAGCATTTACCCCTGCTCTGAAGTTAGATGTTCCTGCTGAAGCAGTAATAATATCTGCACCATCTGCAAAGGTAACGTCTGCCGCAAAATTAGCCGCACCATCTACATCTATTGCATCAAGGTTTGATGTACCGTCTACATCTAAGTCACCATTGAAGTCTGCATTTCCTGCAAGAGTTAGAGTAGATGCCATATCTACTGCACCGTCAATGTCTACAACGTCTAAGTTAGTTGTACCGTCTACATCTATGTTGCCAGATATGTCTAATTCTGTGCCTATTAATTTTTGTGTAAGTGTTACTACACCGTCACTTGCAATGGCGATTGCATCTGCATCTCCAACTGAACCAATTTGTCCAGCATTAGCAATAGTAATACCACCACTATGAATGTCTCTACCAGTAAAGGTTGCAACACCATCAACTTGTAGTGTTGATGCCATATCTACAGCACCGTCTATATCAACTATATCTAAGTTGGCTGTACCATCTATATCTATGTTACCAGAAATATCAAGAGAACCAGCTTGTAGTGCGCCATCAGTAACAGTAAGATTTCCTGTTGAAGATCCTGTAGCTGTTGTTGTACCTACTACAAATGTATCTGCACTTTCATCCCACATAAAGATAGCGTTGTCGCCTGTTGAACCTCGTTCAATAACAATACCGCTGTCGTTAGCGTTAGATGTTGCACCGTTGTTAAGTTCAATAAGGTTATCTGCCACTACCATATTAGTTGTAGAAACTGTAGTAGTTGTGCCGTTGACAGTAAAATCACCTGTTACTGTAACATTGTCTCCAAAAGTAACTTCAGATGTACCGTGTCCTATAGTAATAGCTGTACCAGATATACCTGTACCAATAGATACAGACTCACTGCTGTTACCAGTATCAATTATAAGATAAGCATCTGACCCTTGTTTAATTGTAAGGGCTGTAGCTGAGTTATCAGATACTGCTACATTAATGTCTGTGCCGTCAGCACTTATTGAATCAAGGGCAATATCTCCAACATTTGTTATAGCATTATCACCAAAAGATGTAGCCCCTAGTGTAACAGAACCTGTTGTTGATAAGGCACTAGATCCTATATCTATAGACCCAAACCCAGATGTAATAGATCCTGAGTTTAATGCACCTGTTGTAACAATATTACCGCCACCAACATTGTGACTAGAGAAGTATGTAGACACAGTATCTACGTTAGTCATACGCATTGTGCCAGCGTCATTGATGAGGATACCGTCACCTGAAGCTACGGCAGTTGTGCCTCTTGATGTACCGCCATCAATTAAGTTAATCTCTGCTGCAGTTGCGGATACTGCTGTACTACCTAAAGTAAGCTGTCCATCAGGAACAATAAGTCCTGCTGCACCGTTGAAGATCAAGTCATCTGCTGATGTATCCCAAGTTAGGTTGGCTGATGCTGTATCACCGTAAAGTATTACATCGTAGCCTTGGTCATTAGCACCTACAGTAAGTGTAGAATCTAGCTGTACGGCTCCGTCAATGTCTACTGCGTCAAGGTTTGTTGTTCCATCTACATCAAGGTCACCATTAAAATCTACGTTACCTGCAACAGCCAGTGTTGTAGCCATATCAACTGCGCCATCAATATCTACAACATCTAAGTTTGTAGTACCATCAACGTCTATGTCTCCTGAGATGTCTAAGGAAGCTGCAGCTATTTCACCACTAACATCTACTGCACCATTTATATCTATGGTTGTAGCGTTTATTTCAATCTCTGTGTCAGATACTAAGTCAAGTACACCATCTGCAGATTGATGTATGTATGTACCACTGTCACCAAATTGTAATTGTCTAGTGCTATTTAATAATATACCTGTGTCAGCAACGTGGGTTAAAGTAACATCATTGTCAACACCCATACCTAATACAGCCGCATCACTATCTAATTTTAAATCATTGCTAACAAGCACGGCTGTAGATGCGTTAATATCTACTGTTGCTTCACCATCTATTCTAAGAACACCATCAGAACTTTGGTGTATAAAACTAGCAGTATCACCAAATTGTATTTTTTCAGTAGAAGCAATAAGTATATCATCAGAAAACTCAAAGTAGTCTTCGTCTTCCATCCATTTAAGTACACCATCATTAGTTTCACCGTCAAAGGTAATCGTAATGTCTGTACCTGCAGTAGCGGCCCCAAAGGTAAGCGTGTTACCTAATAATGATGTAATAGGTCCACCTTCTGCTGCTGTACCATCGTGAGTGTGTCCTGAACTTGATGCAAAAGCAGCTAAGAGTTGGTCAAACTCATTATTTGTATGTGCCGCAGTTATGGTATCTCCATCTGCGTAAGTTGATTGTCTTGTATAGGTTGCACCCATTATCTTCTAGCCCCTAATTGAAACTCCATTTGAAATCCTTTTAATGAATATGGACCAGTTGAATTGGCCCCATCTTCTACTCTTAATGCTACAGCAAAGCCTGAACCCTCTACTGACTTTCTAACGATTGGTGATGAAGGACCACCGTATGCTGCTACGCCATACGTGGTAGCTGATGCTCCATATACACCACCAACATTTAAACTATCTAACGCATACGCTGCAGGTCGTGTGGAGTTTGCATCTTCGTAATCATAGCGTACAAACATATCTGCGTCAATAGTTGATTCAGGTGCGTAGTTAATATTTACCCTTTGCATGTGTTTTCTAATGCCCGGATCTCCAAAGGTAAGATCAGGACTACGATACTTAGCTTGAACTAAAGCACCATTAAATGTATCACCTTGGTCTTGTCTATATACGTACCCATCAAAACCACCATGTACAGGTATAACATTTCCTGCTTCTACAACACTGTCTGTACAATTAGGACGTATACCTTTTATTTGTGAAAACTCAAAGTTCTGTCCTTTTAGTACACATATAACTCCTAATGTAGCAGCTTGTGCGCCACCATCTTTAGAGAAAAATATTCTGTATTGTGTCTTGTCAGGTATAACTAATGATGTAAAGTTTACTGAGTCACTAAGGTTTTCTCTAAATATAGATTGAACATTAGAACTAATTGTACCTAACTCAACGTCACCAATTCTTGCAGTACCAGCAATAGTACGTAGTCCATCTGGACCTAAGAATATTAAGTCACCAGCAAATTCCTGTATTGTATCTCCATTTACACAACCAATGTTACGAGTAACAGGTGTAACTGCAAAGTTAGTACTGGAAGTTCCTGACAGTTTAAATATTCTGTTTTCACAAAAGATAAATAAATCCTCACGGAAAACTTTAATTCCTACAATCGTATCGTCAACTTTAATACTACCTGCACCATCAGCAGAAGTAAAATCATCTTCATCAAAAGGTTTACTAAAGACAATCTCTTGAGGAGTACTCGACATTCCAGAGTAAAACATATGATTTTTAAATGCAGCTACGTTTTTAGCACCTGATACAGAAGAAGTAGAAACATCAGTTGCAGAAAGAGATGCATTAAATACAGTTGGTGCATTAACTTGATCTACTAAAATAAACTTATCGTTGCCATCAAAGTTAAATCTTTCAAATCTGTATCTAGAAGCAGATGTTCTTCCTGTATCTCTTACTGTCCAACTTTCGGATACAGTATCTGACGCTGCGTGTGCAGCAGCAGTTGTACTACTAGTAGCCCGTGTAACACCAGTAAGAGTTGTAGCTGTCTTACCTGTATATGTAAATATTTCTGAGTTAATACCTACAGTACCACTAGAACTAAATGAAGTAGTAGAACTTACATTAATAGTTCCAGATCCTGTCATAGCAGTAGATGCAGTAATCTTTTGCCTTAGCGTTGTACTAGCTGAACTATATATCTTCTCACCTCTAGCAGAAAGAATATAGTTATTAAACAACGCAGACATTAAAATTGGTTCACTGCTTAGTGTAGTCTCAGGAACTTGTTGATACACGTAAGGTTTAAAACCATTAATACGTCTGTATCCACCTTCAACGTCTGGCTCAAAGTTAGTTAACTCTAGTGCCTGTCCGGGTTCCATAATAAACGTAGACTTGTTTAAAACTAAACCGCCTTCACAGTTAAAAGAAAACGGTTGTACTTGTGACTGATCAGGCATTAATTAACTCGTAATACTGTTTTTGAATTTCCTACATAACCTTTTGAAGGTATATATGTAGACCTTAAATACTCATATCTATTAACTAATAAACTTTGCATATTTTTTATACCTTGTTCAAATCTTTCAAAGTTTATGCCATACTGTTGTAGCTCACCTCTATATTGATAAATAAATGCAGTTGCACCATCTACTATAACTGCAGCAAATCTGTCAGGTATAGTTGTTGTGTCTCCATATGCAGCCATGTCTGTAGGATACGTAAAGTAATCAAACTTTATTACATATGATTTATCAGGATAAGGATACATTAAATAGTTATTGTCGGGTGTTCTTACTACGTGAGTAGGTACACTTCCTTTATCAAACTGTGCAACTGTAACTCCACTAGCGTGAGCAGATGCAGTACTAGAGCTTGCACCTCGTGTTACACCTGTAAGATCGTTACCTAATGTTCCTGTATAAGATATAATTTCGTTACCTATATGGGCAGTACCTGAAGAGTCAAATCCTGTAGTTGATGTAAGTGTTAGTGTAGTTACTGAGTCAGAGTGTGATCCATTTAATGTTGTAGTTGTTATTTCATCTTCTTGTTCTATGGCTCTACTTACGTAGTCATTATAATTTAAGATAGAAAGTTGGCCTCCACTAACTGCCAAGTCACTATCTTTAACTATTCTAAATGTGTTGTAATCTACAACTTTAGTGGTTGTAGGTAATGAGTATCTAACTACTCCTGCCGTAAGTGTTTGTGATTTTGTTTCGTGATTAAAAGGGTAGTTGTATTCTCTTTGATTTATATATCTTACAGCTTCATTGATAGCAGTTTTAGCTTGTGTTTGAATACCTCTAGACGATGAAAAAGTCGAACTAGTTAATTCAACTTCGTTTAGTCTTGCAAGTACTTTATTAGTTAAAGTTAGATATGTTTCTGCCATCTAAATATCTTTCATAGTTTAAAATAAGCGTAGGGGGCCAAGTTAGACCCAGCCCCCAATATGCTTTTATTATGCCAATGTGTCTCTATCGACTTCATTAGCTGATGAGCTTCCTTGTTCGGAAACGTCCATCAATAGAGCGTAAACTCTAAGTTTACCTGCTGAGAAGGTAGCACCGTCACCTGCAAAAGTTAGGTCTAGTGTGTCTGCTGAAGACAGAACAACTTCTGCTGAAGGTGTAACACTTGGAGCATATGCCAAGTCTGACGCACCATCAATATCAAATGCTGTAACATATTCGTCAGCGTCTGCTGCACCCAATGTTATAGTAGCATTTGTACCTGTGTCCATTGTTGCAGATTCTACAACTTGAACACCAGCATGAAGGATATGAGTATTCGCTGGTAGTGTAATACATTGTACTACGTCACCAGAAGAACAATCAATAGCCTGTGCAGTCAGGTCAATACTTAACTCAACTTGATAAGGCATACGGCCTCTGTTGGAGTTACCTGTTGCAGGAAGTAAAAGTGATGTTATAGTAGCCATTTTTTAATCTCCCCTTATGCTGCGTTATATTTGGCAGTAACGATAGCTTCAGGACGAAGTATCTTTCTACCATATAAGTGCATACCACGAACAATGTCAGCAAAGCTGTCAGGATCACGATATGATTCGGTTTTGTTGATCTGCTCTGCAGTAGCAACAGCAGAATCATGTCCAGCTACAATTACACCGTAGTTAGCAATTTGGTTCGCTGTACCAGAAGTACCCGGACCTGTACCAACTGCAGGTAAGTTGCTTGAACTGTATACTCTGAAACCGCCTAAGTTGTTAACAACTAGACCATTACGTATACTTCCTGATGCTCCGAAGTCTGCATTGTGAAGACGAGAATCTTCATCACGCAACATCTCCATGAACACTGGATCTACAACTAACCAACGTCCACCTGAATCAACTTGCTGTTGATCAAGTAGTCTAGCCATACGAGACACAACCATCATTGGTGAGGCTGTAGCTGTTGGCAAGGATGTTGCACCCGGCATACGTGGAGTCAGAGGAATCGAGTGAGTCCCTGCTGAACTAGTAGTAATGTTACCGAAGTCACCTTTTACTAGTTTCATGCTGGAAAGAAGTTCATCTGTTCCTGCAGTTGAAACTGCCACAGTACCATTTACAGTTGCGTTAACTGTGTCTGGTGATCCGTGAATTGATGATTGTTTAAAACCTGACAAGTATCCCAATACATCTTGGTCGTACTGGTCAGCCAAACGATATGCTGCTCTATCAGAAGCAAGTTGCATAAAGTTTACGTGGCTGTGTGCCTCTTCAATGTCGTCAATCTTAAAAGCAAAGTAGTTTGATTTGTCGATTGTCAACGAGAAGTCCTCATCGTCAAGGTCTTGTGGTAGAATAGTTGTACCACGAGCATATGCCTTAACTGAGATTTCAGGTTCTTTTATTATTTTAACAGTATCGCCTTGTGACGCAATTTCACCGAAGTAATCAGAGTTAGTAATATCTCCAACTACGGTAGACTTGCGAAAAGCAACCTGTACTTTCTTCGAGTAGATAATCGAAGAAAAGTTTCCGTTTGGCAGGTTACCATAACCTGCTGCTGTTGAAAAAGCCATGTTAAATTCCTCCTATGGATGTTTGGCTTACGAATTAAGCTAAACGGTAGTAATAAGAGGCTGAACGGTCAGGGTGCAATTCAAGCAAGACTAGCTATTCTTAACTTTTATTGGGCCTTTGGTATCAGGTAGGTCTTATTGATTAGTTTAGACTTTGTGTTTAAAATATAAAACTGTGGGTAGCTTATTTAAAAGGGCCACTAATTTTTATAGGTAGTACTAGTTATATCAAAGTGCGACAATTTTGTCAACACTTTTTTTATCGGGCTGCACCTGTCATATCGTAGACAAATCGCCCTGTACGCATCGCTTCCATTATTTCATCGGAACGATCTTCGTATTCTTTAGCTGACATTCTATTTACGTCAGACTCTGTAATTTTACCACTAACATCATCTGCATCTACAGAGGTACGTCCTTTTTTAGTGACAATAGCTGTAGCTGCTTTTTTAGCTGATGCTTTTTTTGTTTTGTTAACTATGTTGTTGTCTGCTTTGTAAAGATCAATTACTCGTGCTACAGAAGCAGGATCGTCTTCATTTACATATAAGGCATCTTTAACCCATTTAGGTTGTACATCTACCCAATCATGGAATGCATCACTCTCTTTTAACTCATCAAAGTCAGAATGTATAGCTCGTATTTCTGCTTCAGCCTTAGATCTATTAGCATTTGCTGCAATTTCATCTAGACGAGTAAGCCTTTCATCGGCTGCATCATACATAGCTTTAGCTTCTTTTTTAGCTAGAGCAGCTACAATGTTAGCTACATCAGGATATTTTTCTTTCCATGCTTCTAGCTCAGCTTCAGTTGTAGGAGCAGTAAAGTTTGAAGAGTCAGATAGTTTAGCTTCTAAAGTTTTAACTTGTTCAACCAATTTGTTCTGGTGTCTACGAAGATCATCATACCGCTTCTTGTACGTTTTTTCTTCTCGTGTTAACTCTGTATCGTCATCTGTTTTAGCTTCTACTTTTTCTGCTTCTTTAGTAGCTTCTACTTTTTCTTCGACTTCTACTTCTTCTGTTTGTTCTTTACGAGAGTTAAGAAGTTCTTCTATTTCTTTTTCTTCTTTTTCTGCTCTGCGTCTATTTGCATTAGAGTGTTTGCTGTCAACAAAGCCAGCAGTCTTAGGTGTTTCCATAGTTGATAGTTCGGGCATATTATATTCCTTTTATGTTGGGGCCAGCATCACCGGGTAGCCTTATAGTTGTTTTGCCTTGTAGTTATTTTTTAGTTTTCTTTTTAGTTCGTTTTTTTATTAGTCCACCTTTATTCATTCCAAATTCTTTACCTTGCACACTACCACTATAAGCAGAGGCACTATTATCAGGTCTAGAATCTGAGCCAGAAGATTTATTAGCTTGTTCTTCTTGTCGTTCTGCTTCTTGTCTATTTTCTTCTGCTTCATCTCTTTGTTTTTGTTTTTCTTTTTTATCTTGTTGATAAGTTTCTGCTACAGTTTGATTGTTATCTTCTGCTTCTTTTTTTATTTTATCTATTCTAGCTTGATTTGCATCTTTAATTGTGCTTCTTTCACTCTCTAATACTTTTTCAAGATCGTCTGAAGTTCCAAACATTTTATCTATTTCGTCTTGAGGAGTTAATCCATACCAATTCTCACTTCCGAACTTACCTGCTTTTACACCAAGTGCATTTTTCATAGATGGTCCAGTGTACAGACCTGCTTTAGATATAGCTTCTTTTCTATCTTTAGCTGTTAAATCTGCGTTAGTCCATATATCTTTCATAACTTGTGCTGCTCTTTTATTAGCTACACTTGTAGATTGTCCTATAAATGTATCTAGTGCTTTAGTAATATCATCACGATGATCTTGAGCTAATTTACCTGTAACTGCACCTGTAATACCGGGAATCATTTCAAGTAAACTTCCTCCCCCTTTACTAGACTCAGCTATTAATTGTCCTAACTCACTTATAGTTGCATCACTAGGATGAGGACGAGTAGTTGTATCAACTTCGTTATCATCGCTATCTTGTTGTTGTTTATATGCATCTAACTCAGGACTTCCTTGTATAAAAAATCCATTACTTAATAGTGCATTATACGCATTAGGATCTACAGGATTACCACCCATGAACTGCACTACTTGTATTTCATTAGTAGCAGGATTAACCATAGTTACAAAACTAATACCTGACTCAGGGTCTGGTTCTGGCGTTGTAGTAGGAGGAGGTGGTGCATTAGGATCAGGTGTAAGATTAGGGTTAGTCATATAACTACCACCCGGTGTCAAAAACCCTGAAGGATCAAAAGGATAATTAGATGGGTTTTCAAAATCTATTGTGCCACCTGTTTGATAACCTTGTATGTAACCGCCTTTGTTCATCATACTTTGTAACATTTCCATTTCGCCCTCAGAAATAGGAGGTTGTCCTTGTGCCATTTGATTTTGCATAGGCATATCTGCAGGTACAGGTTGACCACCTATTCTGCCATTAGCTTCCATATCGGCCAAGCCTTGCATAGCTTGTGTACGTAAATCTTCAAAGAATTTAACACCAAAAAATCTAACTACGTTAGCTGGAACTACATACTCACCATCCCTAAGTCTCGCTTCTACATCATCTCGTACTTCGTTAGCCATACTACCGGGTGGTATTGGATTACCGCTTACAGGATCTTTAGTCATTCCATCATCGTCTAACCTTCCCATATCACCTGCACCAAACATTTCCATTTGTTGTTCAATAGCCATTAGTAAAATCCTTTTGTTTTATCGTCATTGTTAAATTCATCTCTCATATATTTTAAACGTCTAAGTGCAGCTATCTCACCTTGCGCTCTGTATATCTTTTCGACATCTACTTCTTGTTCTAGTCGTTTATGTACTAATGTAATTGTTTCATCTAAGTACTCTAAGAAAGAATCCCATACAGGTTTAGTGTTTACTATTTGTTTTAATTCTCTCATACAACTGTTCCGCTTTTTCTTTTGTAGTCAGGCCTAGACATTAAACCTTTACTAACTAAACCACCTTCAGCAAACCCTCTTGCTTGAAGATAACGCTCTGTATCAAGGTCAAAATCAAGTTTAGATATGTCAAGAAAGTTTCCTTCTTGTGTCATAGTTTTTTGTTTATCTAGTTGTTTTTGTAATTTTGTTACTCGTTCTGCTGCTAAAATTATTTCTTTATAAAAATCTGTATCCCGTTTGGGAATTGGAGCCATTAAATCAGGTAGTTCTGTTTTTTGTACTATTTTGTTAGATTCAAGACGTTCAATAGATACTAATCCTCCTTCATCAGATACAACTTTTTTAAGTTGTTCTCCTAGTTTTGTTATATTTGTATTATAAAAACCATCATAAGTACTATATAAAGGTCTGTATGGATCTGCCATTCTTTTTAAATATGTATTTACATTAAAGAATCTTTTTATTAAATAAGCAGATTGATTTAAACTATCGTTTGCAGCCTGTAATGGTTGGTTTTGAGAACCAAATCCTCTGTCAAATTGATAATAAGGAGAAGTAATATGGTGTTCATCTCCTATTCTACCTCCATAAAAAGGATTATTAACATCTTTTTCTACTCCTAGAGATTCCCAATCTTTACCCCAAAAAGTTCTCAATTTATCTATGTGATCTAATTTCATAGTTGTTAATTCTTTTGTTTGATTAAGAACTAAGTAGTTTATAAATGAAGGCTCAGTTTCTAATAATAATAAAACATGATCTAAGTTTATGTTTACATCTTCTGGTCCAGCGTTAGTACCCTGCATTGAGACTTTGTCTATGTAACCATGCGCTTCATTATATGAACGATTAATATCTGCTGCTACATCTTGTGCATCTAATACATCATCTATAGCAGGTAAAATTCCTGCCTTAACACCTTGTTCTCTATTCTCACGAGCTTTATGCACCTTCATAAATAATATATCTACATCCTCTAAAGTCATATTTTGATATCTTAACATACGCAGTCGTTCTTTACCAGATAACTTTCCTATATCTCCGTCAACTACTTTTCCATTACTAACTATGTTTATTATGCGATCATCTATAGATTCTAATTTGTCAATAGATATAAAATT